TGTAAAGAGCCCCGACTCATCTTGAATCGGTATGTCCCAAAGGGACCTCATCACAACTTCCGAAACTATTCGTGTCTTTTGAGTATTAACAGAATAGAACGTACCACTGTTGTCACGTTGCTTGACACCTCCTTTCAGAAATGTCAGTGCACATTGTACATCACCATGTAACCTTACATATCCGGGGACGGTTTCCCGCCGACGAACAACATAAGTATGATTAACATAGGAGTTATTATTATCTAGACAAAGAGATACCTTGTAATTAGCCACCCAATCTTTGGGTAACCAACACAATGATACCTCCGGTACACGTAATCCATCGCTAACGTTTGAATCCATAGGCACAATCGTCTTCACACCTACATTTCGTAGGAGGAGATTGACTGTCTTAGAAACAATCACGCAATGGCGCGCACCCCAATCAAGTAATTGATTGGCCAGTGAGTACACCGCACAGTCGTCCTGCAGTTTTTCGCAAAAAACAGGACGAACGTCGTAACCACAAAAGAAATCAGTTCCACAGGATTCACGGAAGAACCCATATGAAAATGACTTTTTTGGGTTAGGTATCATCTCTAAAATCTTAAGAGTCTTGATAACACAATCATAGACAGATACATCCACAATTATATCATCACCAAAAACCGAGTAGGTGCGAACACCATCTACAGTAGTCGGTTGACCATTAAGCGTGTATATTGCATCTACAATAGATACAAATACAAGGGTTTGCAGTGGGAAGCAATAAGCATTACCCATAGTAGCAAACATATTTAGAGTGACCTTCTCATCACCATACTCAACCGCTTTAGCGCGACTCATATCCATGTAATTAAACAGTGGAGGTGGGCACAGAAACTTAACAAGTTCTATACCAACAATGTCGCTTGCAGAAGAGAGGTCGATAGTACAAGGTCTTATTGTCCTTCTATGAAGTGAGTACTCATACAAATCTAAGTTATCATAAAGTGAACCCTTACGGGCTAACCTTCTGTTAACAGCCTGTTGCACTGCTAAGTCTATACCGTAGTATTCAAGTATAGATGAAAGCAAATTAGCAGCAGGATATTGCAAGAGCAGATCGCCATTATTTTGAGACAATATTAATCTAGACGTGTCTGTGTCTTTCGGTACAAAGCTTGGTTTTAATAAGCTCGACACCGGAAACAACTTGGGAGTTGTTCCCATATGATCGCAGGCCCTCCACATTTTACGTATTACTTGTAAATAGGAGGATGCTGTATTACTGCTAGTGGTCCAATCCTCTAGAACTAACTTTTCAAGGACTGAAACCCCACCGATACCTTGTACGGTACCGGGCCCCATATCGAAGCCTTCAATCGGAAACAGAAGATCTCTAACAACGGAGTTGTTAGATTCTGTCCAAACGAAGGGGAATCGATCACTTTCTGTAAGCCTCCAAAATATCTTAGCGATATTTTGTCGGGCAAGCTCGAGAATGTGCATTGTCCCTTGATCCAACTTGGGAAAGTTGAGATTTTGTTTCTTTGCACACTCGTTCGCTGCGAGGAATTTCTTCCAACATACGAGATCTCGATCATTACAACGGTTACCATCCTTTGACTTACCGATATATCTCTTTTGGAGATCACGGATTTGTCTCATTATGGCAATGTCGCGAGGCGTAACATTCATCTTATAAGATACTTCTTTATAGATAGATGTCATATCCTCGTGATTCTGATCCATGAGACGAGCAGTATCGCTAAGTTGATCACGTAACTCAGCAATAAGTGTGTCGTTAACTTCGTGAAAGAGCATTTTGTTCATTTCGTAATCTCCCCTGGGGATAGATGTAATGCGGATACCTGCATTAAAGCAAGGTAGGAAAAATAGACATGTAGCTTAAATAACGGTGTCAGTAAAGACCATCGTACAAAGCTACACACAATTCTTCCTTTTGATCCCACAGTGCTGCAATAAATGCACAGACTGAAGCATCCACATTCGCACGGTCATAACTAGTTGCACCGGCGGGTACCCCTATATCAAGAGATATAGGAAGTAGTTCCCACTGGTTGGCAGCAACTTTGGCCGAACCCTTGAAGAGAACACGAGTAACATTTTTGGGGACCTTACCATAACGTCCAGAGACAGTATTATAAGCTGAAGGCTGCTGAAAAACCGCAGGCTTTTTGATTATAAACATTTTCGGGGCGTCAACGGTATGTGCCGAAACACCTGTCTGCGTGCCGCCAAGACTAGTTACTACATACACCTTTGACCTATTGTCGTTCGCCATGTCGGCGGAATACGTATAGGTCGCAGCTGTAAGTGTAGCTGTCGTGACAGCAGCAGTTGGTCCAGTTAAATTAATTGCCATAAAGGCACCTCACAGTAGTTAGAAAAGTTATTAAAATGCATGAAATGTAGTTCTTCCGAGAGCTCCAGTAGCCTGTGCAAGGACACTTAGCGTATTGAACAGATTCCCAGAACTTGGGGTCTTTAGATTCAACGTAACAAGTGCTTGACCATATGTCAATGGAGACCGGGTAAAATTCACCATGCGTACTTTCGGTGGTTCACCGAAGCTTTTGCTTGTAAAGGAGAGTTTCAGGCTAGGATCATTGAACCGTAGTTGTTCATATCTAACTGATTGTTCAACAACGAACTTTTCTGATAAGTACATTGTGCTCTGATTTAACAAGCGGAAGTTAGCTCTAAGATTGTTGATCACATCACCAATATTGATGAAATAATCGGCTAAGAAAGAAAAAGAAGTTAGTTCCCAAAGTACTGCGGGAACCTCAGTCAGTTGCAGACTTAGCTTGTCACGATCCGAACTAACATATTCAACTGTGAATAAGCCACCAGCCCAAACATCGTAACGCACATTTCGTACGTTATCTAGTAAACCAACCACGGCCAGACCTGAGCCTGGAAGCGGATAGTTAAGAGTTTTATTACTCCTCACATCACCAAAAAATGCGTGACCTGAGACTTTTCGCCTAAAATACTTATTAGAACGATCAACGAAATAATTAACAGCATCTTCAACAGAGCCAGCCAAAGGATTCCACCCGTAGGTGAATTCAAGGTAGGCCTGATTCAACGAGTTAGCTAATTCGCGTAACTTCTTAGGGTTGATTCTTACACCAGTTCCGCGATTACTGAGAGCCCTTGCGGCGTCTCGGTATAAACGATGGCGTGATCTTCTGAAGTCCTGTAAAAACTTTACAGTCTTAAAGAACCTCTGACCTACCATCGATGCGGTTTTATCCAATTCGGCTAAATCCACTGGCAATTGCCATTGCACATTAGCAATGTGGTCTGACATTTTAGCCTTTGCTTCATTCCTAAGAACACCTATCCTTCCGGAGTAGGCATCCAAAAATGCTTGCATAGTGGATAGCGTCATAGGAACGCCACCTGAGTAGGTTTCCCACTCAGTGTAGCCGCCCGTTTTAGGAGCTTCTTTAGCAGAGTAACTGACCGGTAAAATCAACTGATTATCTTTCACAGTCGCAACCGATCTACTATAAGGATTCACTGGAAGGTTTTCCCCTTTCTGACGTCTCCGCCAGTAGTCAGGTGTATCTACCTGTGAACGCGTATCATAAGTAGTAAACGATACTTCAATGGGAGTACCACTTAAGTTGTATACAGTGGGAACCCACGAAAGTTTATCGTAACACTTAGTGAGTACGCGCTGCGTTATAGCAGCCATTACTCTTTTGCCGACGTCGCGTCGGTCTGAACGTTCCTGTATTCCGTTCCTTCAACTTCAGGTATTTCAATACTAATACCACGTAAGATATTTGTAAATTCTTCAATACACTTCTCAGTGTCTTTGGAACTTATATCACTTCGCGTGGTAAAGACAATGTCCATTCTGGAAAGTTCTCGCTCTGAGTTCTTCCCTTTTGTGACAGTGTAGCTTATTGCATGATCATAGATAACGCCAGGCGTATCCGTGAAAATTAATGCAGGTAACATATTGAATCTCCTAAGTTGTTGAAAACGGA